AAATTGCAGTCGGTTTGCAATCTGCTGTGAACCAGCATCCCAGTTAATCAACCCGCTGAGAATCGCTGAGTTGTCAAAATCCAGCTCCATTCCCTTCACTGCTGTATTGAGCATGTTTAATTCATTAAGAAAATTTTGTGCTTGCTCTAAATTGAGGCTTTCTGCGTCCACATCATCCAAAAATGATTTAATCACTTTTGGCATATCGCGTGACGCGGCTTGCAAGGCTTCAATTTGTAATTGTGCTAAATCTTCTTGTAATAAATTGACCGCTTCTTCTGCTGTGTATGAGCCTTTTTTCTCAAATTCAGCCCGCCTTCCGTTGCGTCCTTGCTCCCCAACTTTGATCCCGCTGTTCATCTCAAACATTGTGGCAACTCCGCCCTTGTCAGCAGTTGATTGCTCCCAACTAAACATGCCACTGGCTACCCGTTCCGCACTGCCATAGGCTTCTAGCATGGCGTTTGTTTGCGCCTGTGTTGCCAGAATCATGTTTTTTACAGAATCAGCAGCATCTGTTTCGCCACCGCTGGGGCCTTCGCTTAAATGTATATTCCCGTCAGCATCGGTTTTGTATGTTGCGCCAACTCGTGTTTCACCACCAAACTGTGAACCCACTAGGCTACCCAGCGTTGAACCGATCATGCCGCCTATTGGGTTGCCACCGGCTAAAATTGTGCCCCCTACACCCCACAGCGATGACAGCCCGCTTTCAATATCGCCACTGAATAAATCCATATAACCTGTGACAGCCCAAGCACATTGCCATAACCACCCGCAGCGCCTGCCATGCTGTCCATTTGCCCACCCAATGACATGATAGAGTTGCCCATGTCACCGCCCATCATGCCTGCAATGCCTGACAACATGCCGCTAGAGCCACCGAGCTTCATACTGTCTAACGCCGTGGGCGTGTTGTTCCCTGACAGATAATTATTAAACTGCTGACGTTGGTTGCTTTGAAACGTATTTCTTAACGAGCCTTTCAGATTGCCAAAGGCTTCTTTGAGGCTGGTAGAACCGTTAATGACACCGGTAAAGTAGTCATACGCCCACATTCCCGCGTCATTCCATAGCTTTTCCTGTTCTTTCAAAACAGTGGCTTGTTCTTCCAACGCATCAATCTGCTTTTCCGTGCCCAACACCGCGTGTGCTTGTGCCTCGCTGTAGCCGTCAATACTCAACTCATACAGCCGAGCAGCGTCCGCGCCTTCTGTGAGTCTTAATGTCTGGATTTGCAGTTCTTGTTGCAGCTCTGCAATGTGATCCTCAGCCTCTGCCCGTGCTTGGTTTTGTGCTTTTAATGCCTCAGTTTGTTTTTCAAGCTCTACCACTTCTTTGGCTTGTGTATCGGTTAAGCCTTCAAGGATTAATTCATATTGGCAAGCCGCGTCTTCACCTTCTTCCCGTCGCACGGTTTCGAGAGCTAAGGCTTTGGCTGCGTCTTCTAACACGCCTAAAGCGTATTCTCTCGCTTGGGCTTGTTCTTCAAGCCGCGCCGTGCTTTCTTCAAGTTGTAAAACCTGTTCAGCCTGTGCGCTGGATAAGCCTTCAGTTGACAGTTTGTAAGCGTTTGCGGCTTTTTCGCCGTGCTCTAAAAGGATTTGCTGATATTTAAACGCCTCATTCGCTTTTTTCAGATCATCGGCAAATTGCGGACTCAAGGTGCTTTTGCTGCCATTGGGTGAGGGCGTGTTGACATCAGGGGTGGGTAAAGCAGGCAGGGCAGGGACATTGAGCGCGGGCAAGGCGGTTGCCTTGTCCAAGTCGCTAAGACGCTGGCGCAAACCCTGCACAGTTTCTTCTGATTGGTTTAATGCCGCTTCTGAAGCTGCAATTTGATTCGCCAGTTGATTGACTTGCGAATAAGCCGCGCCCTTGGCAATGCCGCGTGCCTTTTTGACTGTTTGTTGTTTGTCCGCTAACTTGGCTTTTTGTGCAGCTAAAACCGCTGCAGCTTCTTCTCTATGGGCTTCAGCACTGAACAGTAAATCAGTGATACTGGCACGAATAGAGGCACGTTTTTCTTCTGTGGCGTAGGTGTATTCACGCTGCAACTGGGTGGATTCTGCCAAGATGTCAGCATGGGTTTTCATAGAACCATCAAGCAGTTCTATGGAGTTTTTAGCGTTCTCTGAGCTTTGGTACACATAATAGAGCGCTGTACCTGCTAAAGCTGCGACACCGACAGGACCACCCAGCAAGGCTAAAGCGCCTGTGGCTAATCGCGTACTGGTTGCCGCTGCGGTCATGGCACTGGCGTGTGCCAGTGTGGCTGCGGTGCTAACCGCTAAATGTGCAGCTACAGGTGCAAGTCCTCGTACTGCAAGCGCCGTTAAGCCCATCGTTAAGACATCACTGTGTTCTTTGGCTTGATGGATGATGCCTGTAAAGCTTTGGAAACCTTGCGTCAACATCGCAATGCCGGTATGTGCTGCATCTGAATTGGCAATAGTGCCCACCAGTGTGCGCCATGATTCCGTCATCACTACCGACAAGGTATTGTTGACCTGGTTGGCGTTATCCATTGCACCTGCAAAGTCTTCCATCGATCTTGCAGCCATATTGACCGATAGCGCCGCGTCAAGCCCTAAATCCTCAAGCTGAGTCCCCAACAAACCCACACCTGCTTGCATTTGTACGGATTTGTCATCAACGCTTTGCAACTTATGAACAACCATTTGGAAAGCATCCGCAACGGTCATTTGTCCACTATTAATCGTTGCTGTCACATCATCAGAAGACATGCCCAGCATGTCCAAAGCATCGGACGTGGCTGTTGAACCATCAATAATCCGCACTTGGAATTCTTTGAACATATCAGCGGCTTTATCCGTGCCTAACACACCGGATGCTAAGCCTGATTCAAGCACACTGAAGAACTGTCCAGCACTTGCGCCGCCGACTGCAAATTGGTTGGAATATTCCAGAATGGAGTCTAAAAAATCCTCACTGGTATTGAGACCCCGTTGAAACCCACTGGCAAGCAAATCATAGGCTTGCTGTTGAGTGAGATTGAAGTCACGTTGCAGTGTGATGGAAGCTTGTAACTGCTTTTCCGTATCCTCCCAAATCGAACCCAAGGTCATGGCGTTTTGGGTTTCAGTTTGGATAGCCTCGCTAGAGGCTTTTTGCAATCGCTGTAAGCCTTGAGTGGCCTGTGTTACCAACGTGTTGACTTCAGCTATGGACTCGCCCCAAGCACCTTGGTAAATCGCTTTACCCACTTCAGATAAATGCCCTGCTTCGTCAACCGCAATGCCTAATTGTGCCGCAAGTTTGGCGGTGGCATCTTCACCTTCCAGCATGGCATCCGTAATGGTGGCAATCCCACCAATCGCCGCCACTGCCGCGCCTGCCATCTTGGTGATGTCAAGCATGTCATCTTTGATGCCGCCAACGGTGTCTTGGTAGTTTCTATCAGCACGAACTGATATGAGGATTTCTAACGCGCGTGAGGTGTCCATCAGTTTCTAGCTTCGCGTGTAACCGATGGTGGTGAGGGCTTGGGTGGTGGTTGGATACAACCCGTGGGGGAACAATCATCAAGCATGAACTCTGTATCATGGAAACCCCATAGATATGCGCCTGATAGCATGTTTTTCTGCCTGCCTTCTACATCCGCATTATGTAGTTTTGAGTAGAAATCCAACGTGGCTTTCAAGACCTCTAATTCGGTTTTTAATTCATTCAGTGCTTTTGAATTGTTTTGCAAGGTCGTGTCTTTTTGAACCATCATGTAATTGAGGATGCCTAAACCACCCAGAATCAAAAAGAACGCAATGCTCCATCCTGTCCGAAAACCAATGGCTTGATTTTTGAAGGCGCGAAAATCTTGCGAGGCAATAATGGCATCGTCACATTTAGCTTCTAAATCATGCACTTTACTAGAAAGCAGCATGAAGCGGCTTTGCATCGTTTGATTAGGCGTTTGGGTGTGTTCTGTGTCGTCGATCATGATGAAACCTTGATATGTTTCCTGTAATGCTCTAATCTAAAAATACCGCAACAAAATTTGCGGTCTGGTTAGTCCCCAGTTTCTACACAGCGCATGGGCGCTTACGGCGCTTTTTTTGTGCCTGAAATTTACGAACAGGACAGATCCGTTTAAAATTTCTGGCAGGCAGCGTGATTGCCCGAACTGTGTAGCGGGGGACTACTTTTGCGTTGTCTGCCTTCTTCCTTTAGTCCAGGAAAAGACAGACTCTAAATCTTTATCTACACAGGAGACCTGTCGTGTCTGACCAAAAAACCAATCTGCCTACCATCAAAATGGGCGTGTTTGAATTCGCTATTCTCAACAAACCATCAGATAAAGTTGATATGCAAGACCAACTTGATGAATACCTTTACACACTGTACGAACAAGCAGGTCAAGCTGGTGAACATACTGAAATCAATGGCAATCAGCTTCGTGCTTTGATATTGCCTGCCATCGCCATGTCTGGTGCTTTGATGCGTACTTAAAATGTTTTTAGTCGGGTTCAAAACCCGACTTTTAGGCTTGCTGCTATACTTTTGGAAGATGTAAACCGCAAGCGAGATATAACTATGTCAACGATGCAAATTGATACATTACAAGCGCCTTTTGCTAGTTTTTTTGATGAAGTTGAAAAAATTGTTGCTGAGCAAAAACAAAAAGAAAGAAGCAAGCAACTTATTAATAAACTTTCTGAAGAGAATAAAAAATCCCTTAATAAGCTTTGCAATACGATTGATGGTCTTTTGCTCGCAGTAACCGATCTAAATACTAAATTAGAAATTATTAACAGCAAAATTGGTTCGTCTGCAATGAGCTTTAAAAACAACTCAGTTGAAGTTGAGGCTAAAATTGAAGACTGGATAAACTTAATTGAAAAAAACAACAAAGTATCTTTATCTAATATCCCAAACTTGAAGCACACTTCTCGCACACTTTCTTTTCAACGAAAAGTTGATAAATTTACTCGTGCGCTTAAAAAATTAAATAAAACTATTCAGTCTACACAAGCGCTTTTAAATAAAGAGTTTATTCACGACGAATGGGATCGCCAAATGTATCGAGATATTGAAAGTGGTCGTTTTGAAGCCACTTTTCCATTAGAAGAATCTGATAACCCTGATCCACTTTATGAAAGAATCAACAAACGACTCGGATAAATACCCGTTTAAGCACACTCTAAAGCCATATTTTCTTAAACTATACAAACAGTTACCTAAGGAAATTCGCAAACTTGCCCTTGAAAAATATCAATTACTTAAAAAAGATCCTTGGCATCCATCTTTGCACTTCAAAGAAGTGAATTCTAAAGAAAAAAAGTGGTCAGCCCGTGTCACTCGAAATGTCCGTGCAGTTGGCATTAAAGTCAGTTCAGATACATTTCATTGGCGCTGGATATTTAGCCACGATACTTACGATAAAAAAATCAAGTAATTTGCCTCATTCCTCCTAATCAGAATTTCTGTGCATTTTGTTATACAAACGCACTGCCGTATTCCGCCATGCCATCAACTCACGGACGCTGAGCTGCTCGAAGTTTGGGGGGTATTGGTGAAAGTGGTAGAGGATTTCGCCGATGATTTCTTGGAGGTTGAAGACGCTGGCGTTTCCACGTCTAAGTCCATCCCGCGCAAAAAATACATAATCACTCCACCGAAGCTGATCACGTCCAGTAAATCAATTTTGAGTTCCAAATCTTCAGGCAGCGGTGAGCCATCCTCAAATTCACCACATAACTTAACCAATCGAGTCATTTCACGTCCGTGCCCACTGAGTAATGCAGGCAGGTTAAAATCCAGCAAATCCAGTGCAGAAGGTCGATTAACAATGATTTTTTCATAGTGCTTGCCATTCACTTCAATCGGCTTGCGCAATAGCACTTCATTGTTTTTTTCTTCCATTGCTTCTGCCTGTTTTTTCTTGCGTCCAGCCATTAGGTCATTGCTCCTATCATATCTTTGCCGTTCATTCGGACAATGTGTTCAAAGGGGTAGATGTCGTACAGCGTTTGCCCGGCTACCTCTTGTTTGTAGTGAATCACGCTGCCCAGTTTGAGGGTTTGATCATCGACTTTGCCCGGCTTCATCAAGGGCGTGGTTGCGCCTAAAATCTGCACTTGCAATTCAATGAAGGTTTGTTGAGTTTCACAGGCTGCGTCGCTGGTGTACGTGCTCCAGCATTGGATAATCGGCGCATCGGTATGGCATAGCGAAATAAACCCTGCCACCCCACCAGGGAAACCTGACACCGTGATTTCTGGCTTGAGTTCTTCAATACCGACAATCACTGAAGTATCAATAAAACCACTGTCATCCGTTTCTGATTTGAAATTGACTTCAGGCGGTTTGATTTTTAGGTAACTGGGTTTGATACGTTCACCATTGACGGTGATTTTCGTGGCTCGAATCACGTCCATTTGATTAGCCTCCCACGGCTGCGGCTACGATGTCGTCGTAGTAGCCGTCGTTAATGCGTCCGATGACAATGACTTTTTCCGCGCTGCCATAGCGTCCGAAGTCGGTGTTTACAACAAACTGCCCTGTGAGCCACTGGGCTGAGGTATTGGCTTCAGGGTCTAACCAGACTCTGCCACCTGTGATTTCTTTGGCATCCACCATGTTATTAATCAGGCTTTGCATACGTGCTACGGCATAGTTGGCAAAATCTGCGTCAATATTCGCACCTTGACGCGCTTGCATGATGTCCAGTGCACCCAGTCGCAGTTTGTCAGCAATGCGGATCCAATGGCGGTTTTGTTGAGTCGCTTTGGTGCTGGTGCAACGAATTCCCCAAAACCGATAACCGCCACCAATATTGACAAACGTGGCAACGCCTTTTTCGTTGAGTTGGTTTGCTGTGGCGTTGCCATCGTCAGGCTGATAATCCACTTTTTGACTCAACGCTACGATGTCAGGCAACGGTGTGTTGCTCGAGCTGGTGTGCGGTGCGGTTTTGGATTCTGCCAGTGCCGCAAACACACTGCCAGGTGTGTACGTTGCTGCATGTGCATCAATCTTGGCATTGGGGTACACGACCGTTAAACGTTCGTTGTCTAAGCCCGTTGCCAATGTCATCAGATTGGCTGTGGTTTCTGCCGCATCCTCTTTGACCGCATCCACAAAGCCGATGGCGTGAACAATCGGTAACAGCGTGTTGAGTTTGGCTTGCACCGCCGCTTCACTGCTCCAATGTGGCGCAATCACAATACCCGGTTCTACCCCTGTGACCGCTTGCACCGCTTTAACCGCTTCCAAACCTTCAGGCTGATCGCCTGCACCTACACCGCCCACGATGTTATCAATCGTTTCCGTATCATCCGCGCCCACTTCGACACGAATCATCACCACACTTTGGCGGTTGCCGTTGGCAAACACGGTGTTGGTAACATCCAGCAATTCGCCGCTGTCACCTAAATCTGCAATTTCTTGAGCTGTACCTGTCATCAACACAGGGGTATTGAGTGGATAACTGTCTGCCACCGCATTGGCGGCCGTGCCCACCACCACGATCACACCTTGGCGAAAACCTTGGAATGTGTTGATCGGGTTGCTGGTCTCATTGACCACACTGAATGTGACACCGTGAAAGTACGGCAGACCTGCTGCAATGTCGTAACTACTTCGCATGGTGATTTACTCCAAAGGTTGACCACTGAGCATTTTCACTTTGTCTTCAGCGGTAAAATTGACGGCTTCCAGACCGATCAACATGTCAAGCCCCATACGGAACTCTTCAGAATCGGTTTCGATATGTTCAGGGTTTGCCATGATGTAATCCCGCCACATTTGTAGCATCGGATGGGTCATTGCCTCGGTATAGATCTGAGACATCCGCGCCATGCCGATGCGTTTTTGTAATTGACGGTAGCTGATGATGTTGGTAGGCACGGACGGGGTGATAAAACGTTGCCAATGACCAGGGTAGTGAGTGTCTGCATAAGCATCGTCACCGCTGTCAAAATCAACCACTTGCCCGGCTTCATCCATCACTAAAAATAGGTGTTCATCAACCACGGCATGTTTATCAAAATGTGCATTCAGGTAATCCGTTGAGGCATGAACAAATTCATTGAGCAACACGTGCCCGTCTTGCATCACTATGTTTTGTGGATAATCCATCAGCCTAACTCCATGATGTAATAACGAATGGCGTAATAACGTGTGGCTCGCTCAACCGTGGCGATAAAGGAAATACGCAAATGGGTATTGCTGATCAATGTCAGTGTGACCGTTGCTTCATGGGCATCATCGCCAATGATGCCTCCATGAGGCGGCAACACCACCGCTTTTGTGTAATCCTTAAGCGCTGCAATCGGTATGTTTAGGGTGTACGCCGTTTCGCTCATATTGACTGTGCCATGCGTGGACGTTGTGCCGGTCACATAGCCGCTGCGTACATTTAATGCCGCTTTTTTTTGTGGGAATCGCATATCAGGCATTCGCCACCCCCGTTGCGATAGGCTGTGCAATCGCCTGTGCATGGCAATTCACATCATTGCCCGTGAAAAGTACAAACACCCGCTCACCATTCAGTACGCCATGACACTTGATTTCACCCGTGTTGGTGTTTTCGCCTCTGGCATTTAAGTGCATTGAGGATGCAATCATGTCAGCCCCCATAGGCGTGCTCCCTGCAGTGGCTACCGCAACATCCACCAAGGCATCGCTGGCGCTGTAGTTCGTAAAGTACAGCGTCACTACACCGAAGTAGTTGGGCTGCACCACAATATTGACTTCCAACCATGTTCCTGTGCCGTCTGTAGTGCTATCGAGTTTGGCTTTAACCATCAAAAACCCCTAAAAATAAGCGTGTTGCGGTGATACTGTGAATACATGCGCACACATCAAAACAATGAATAGGCTCTAATGCAGGCTCTAAGGTCAGCACATAGTGCAGTGAATGCCGTTTGTTGCGCTCCACTACACGGGCAATATCGTCATACACTTGACTGACAATGGCCTCTGCCCCCAGCGTCACAGTGATCTCAAACGTGCCAGGCGTGCTAGGTGGCTCGTGTTCCCACCATTCAACAATCTCTAACTCAACATCCACCGCTGCGAGCGCATCAATCAAACCCCCGCGTGTACCTTTGCGTCGGTGTGCTGTGGCTGCATTGGCAATCACGCTGCGCTTGATGCTTTCAGACCAATCATCATTCCAAGCATCTGCATTTTCCGAAAAAGCCAGCCAGGGCAAAAACTCAACAGGGCAGGTATCCGAATCATGTATTTGCCGAATAATCTCAGGGCTTAAATCCTGTGTTTGTAACTGCAACACCTGCTCTAATTGGCGCTCAAACTCTGTGCTGTTGTGTGGTAACAAGCTACGCAACTTCACCTCCATCAATCAGATTTAGGCCTGTGTTATAGGGGGCTTGAACATCATTAATCGCAATCGGCAAAATTGTGCTCACGGCTACCTTAAACACCCCTGCTTGATGCAATACCGCATGTACCGCACTTTCCGTGATGTCGTGTCCGATACGCTCAGCCGTTTTCAGATATTCAACCCACGCCGCCTCGATGCTGGCGATAATGTTTTCATGCGAAGTGATAGGGTAAAACGTCAATGTCGCATCGATGGCAAACGCTGCCGCCGTCGCACTTTGTACCGTAATCTGATCGCCCAGCACACGGGTGTACTGCTCATTAACCGCATCCTCTACCGTGTCCAACAAACCCTGTGAAGCTGTGCCATTTCCCTCAGTGCTGAGGACAGTTATCAAAATCTCGCACGGGTTTGGCGATGTGACCACCGCATCTTTAACCTGTGGGTCTGCGCTCAGTACATGGTACAAATACCAACCCTCAGAACCGCCTGCGCTTTCGGCTTCCTGAGCTAACAACATGCGACGGCGTAGACGTTCATCATCTTCATCCGATTGCCGAACCACACCAAAACGTAACGCGATGTGGTCTAAATCCGTACCCGTCGCATAAGCTGGCAACACGCTGCGCACGGTTTCATTAAGGTTCTGCTGTACCAGAATGTCCAAATAGGCTTTAACCATCAGCGCGCGTGGCAAGGGATCAACGGGCAAATCCACTGCATAGCGACTTTGATTTTTATCCGCTGCAATCGCCCAAAACGTACCGTTATCGGTTTCTATTTGCTGTGTGGCTTCAATCGTGGGCTGTAAGGCCTCATCCAAAAATAGCGGATACTGCCCATTGATGAGCGTTTTTATCGCTTGCCAGTGCGCTTCAAAATCTACGGTTTGAATCACTTCAGGTGGTGGCAATTGAGCCAGGTCTAAATCAGTAAACGCCGTCATAATTCAATATTCGCCACAATCCCCTGCCCTTGTGTGCTACCTTCAATCGACAACACAGGTGTGTTCAAATTATCGCCGCGTAACATCTGCACCCTGCTCAACACAAATAAATCCTCAATCGGTTTAAGCGCATCCGCAACTACGGAATACATCAGCAACAGCGTGTTTTCATCCAAATTACGCCCCAGCCTGTAAGGCAGTTGTGAACCAAAGGCACGGCGCATCACTAACTCACGTTTTGGTGTAGTCACACAGTAACCTATTGCCTGAGCGACATACGCCACGCCATACAGCGCCGCGCCGTCGCTTTTGCCCATGCCGATCAGGTCGTTCAGCACAGGCGGGGAATAAAAAGGACGCGTTGCCGCGTCAAGCCCTATGTCCGTGTTTGTCGCATTGGAAATTCTTTCAGCCAGTGTTTTCATCGGTTAAAATCCGAATCCGCTAAAACACCTACAATAATCCCGTTTTCGTCATCGCCATTGGGATGCCAGACCGTGACACGTTGACCGATGCTGCTTGTGCCGTTAAGTCCGACGTGTTGAAACGCTCTACACCAGTCAGAATCCACACCAGTAGCACTGCGCACTCGATAACGGTTGGTTTCAGCGTCATAATCGAAAATAACCCCTTCAAAGTATTGGCAAAAAAAACGGCGATTGATGTCGCTTTGGCGTTGTTTTTCTGCATTTTTTCTAAACAATCAACGCATCCTCTTTGAAATATCAATCAATATTTCGCCAAATTTCTGCAAATCGTCAGCGTCAAATTCCATTTCATAAAGACTATTGGATTCTGCGTTTTTATAACGAGGTGCAAGTTTTGCTGTGTCGCCATGAACTTCTATATAAGTGGTGTAATCATGTGCAGACTTATCGGCATTACATGAGAAATAAGCACCTAGAAAAAACTCAGACATAATTTCTCCTATTGCTGCGATTCCAGCAGCACCGCTAGCATGATGCGCATGGCTTCCAGCTTGTCCTGTTCAGACAAGCCCATCAAAATGCGAGCGGGCAAATTCGCATCACCATCACCAAAATTGTGTTTCCGTGCCAAGCGCCGCGCTGGCTTCTTAAAGCCCAACACGCCTTTATCCGCACCGTACATTTTCAACATCAAAAACTTGCGAAAACCGGTGAGCATTTTCTTGTTATTAGCACGGACTTTTTTCTTCTTAATCACCTGGGATTTATCCACGTGAAACGCCGTGCCATCGTCAAAAGTAATCGTCAGCGTGTTGGAACGACGGCAACTACTGACCCGCCCAACCACGGATTTTTCTTCACCGTCAGCATTGGTGTAATGCACCCGATGCTTGCCCACATTGATGCTTTGTTTACGTGCTTTGTAAGCCGTGCCATCTGCATTTTTTTGCGTCGTGATGCGCTTCTTGTTCACCTTGCGCACATACTGCAACGCTTTACGGATGGCTTTCTTGCGTAGCGCTGGGTGCATAATGCCCATTAACTCTTCCAGCTCTGCGTTGACCTCATCAAGGCCTGCAATCATTTTTTGTTACCCCCCGCTTTCAAGCGATGCTTGGGGACTAGGTAAAAACATCGGGAATGATTGCCTTAACCGCAGGATTGCAATAAACGACTTGCAACACCCCATCGACCTTGGAAAACGTCACCTTATCGATTAAATCCAGGTAAGCGAAGAATTGGCATTCGCCTTTATCCAGCCGTGGCGCTTCCCATTCAAACTGTTGTTCAACCGCGTAAAGCTTCACAAACTGCGCAATCACCATCAACAGCTTGTCCACATCAGTCAATGCCATAGGCTTTACAAACACCGTCACCGACATTTCATTCTGCAGAGACACTGCTGTGTCATTGAACTGCTCAATGGGTAAATGCTCGACATCAATCACGCCGTCTTCATCCCACACCTGCAGTTGCTCTTGATTGACCAGCCCCGAACTGAGTACAAAATCCTTCAGCCGTTCGGTGATTTTTTGGCTCATACCAATTCACAGGTGATGTGTGGTAAACCCTGCATATCCCGCACGCTTCGCCGTACAGTGGCATGATAAAAATCTGACTCAACATCTAAATCATCAGCACGATCATGTCCCGTGTTGGTGGTGTCCTCAGTGCGATAACTCTCGATAATGTACGCACGCGCCTGACAGAACACGGCGGTTTGGTACAAAGACATCAGATGGCCGTTGTCATTGGGCACTACGTCCAACGTGTCATACCCATCACGCACTTTTTCACATGACCAGGCGTGCAGCTCTGCATTAACCGCGTGCATGGCATGAGTGAGCCAATGCAACACGGTGTCATCCTGCTTATCCACCA